CACATTCGGAGATTTTTTCTTATGGATGACAATTCTCAGGAGAAGGGGGCTGGGGTTGATTTGTTTGGGTTGCCAATAATGCCCCTTCGTGATCCTCGGGGGCGGCCTTCGTTTGCAAAAACGCCGGAAAATCAACGGATTGTGATGGTGCTTAATGGGGCCGGGATGACGCAGGAGGACATTGCGCTTTATCTGGGCTGCGATGTGAAGACGCTGCGCAAACATTTTTCCCGACAGCTACAGGCGGGCCGGGTGCAGCTGGAGGGTGTCGCCTTGCAGGTGTTGTACAAGCGCGCCACCGAAGGCTCGGTGACAGCTGCTGCGCGGCTGTATGAGATTGCCCGCGTGCGGCCGGCGACGGCGCCAAAGCTGGGCAAGAAGGAGCTGGCCAAGCTTGATGCGGGCAAGCCGCCTGTGGATGTCAACGACCTGATTGAGCGCACGCAGCGCCTGCACTGATGGCGTGGGACTTCGCCTGCAAGGACTGGTGGCAGCGACTTCAGAAAGGGCTGGCGCCTATCCCCGATCTCCCGCTCGATGAGGACGCAGCGGGCGTGGCGGTGGAGTGGTTCAACCGGCTACGGTTGCCGGATGTGATTGGCCAGCCCCTGATGGGCGAGGCGGCCGGCGACTGGATCAGGGATTTTGTGCGGGCCTGCTTTGGCTCGGTTGAAGATGGCGCGCGCCAGGTAGGCGAGGCGCTGCTGATGGTGCCGAAAAAGAACGCGAAGACCACCAATGCGGCCGGCATCGCGCTGACTTTCATGCTGATGAACAAGCGGCACAATGCCGATATGCTGATCATCGGCCCGACACAGAAGATCAGTGACCTGGCCTTTGAACAGGCCAAGGGCATGATTGCGGCGGATGAGTATTTGAGCAAACGGTTTCTTGTCCGCGACCACAAGAAGACCATCGAGGACAGGACCAACGGCTCCAAGCTGATGGTGCGCACCTTTGGCATGGACGTGCTGACCGGGTGCAAACCTGTGTTCGTTATGATCGATGAGCTGCACATTCTTGGCTCCGTGTCTTATGCGGCCGATGTGCTGCGGCAGGTGCGGGGCGGCATGATGCCGTTTCCGGAATCGCTGCTGGTGATGATCACCACGCAGAGCGATCATCCGCCGGCTGGGGTGTTCAAGTCTGAACTGTCTTATGCACGCGGGGTGCGCGACGGGCGGATAACGGACGGCGTGAGAATGCTGCCGGTGCTCTATGAGCTGCCGGAGGATCTGCAAAAGAGCAAGGACCAGCGCTGGAAAGAGCCCCGGTTCTGGAAGTTTGTGAACCCGAATATGGACCGCTCCATCACCATGGACCGGCTGATTGAGGGATTTAAGCGCGCGACCCATGACGGCAAGCATGAGCTGACCGCATGGGCCACGCAGCACATCAATGTGGAAGTGGGGCTGGCGCTCCATTCCAACCGCTGGCGCGGCGCGGATTATTGGGAGCGGTCTGGCGTGCCCGGGCTGACGCTAGACGCGCTGCTGGAGCGCTCCGAGGTGGTGGTGCTCGGGATTGACGGCGGCGGGCTGGATGATTTGCTCGGGCTGGCGGTGATGGGCCGGGACAAGCGGACGCGGCAGTGGCTGCATTGGGGCCATGCCTGGTGCCACCCGGTGGTGCTGGAGCAGCGCAAGGATATTTCGCCTCGGCTGCTCGACCTGCAGCGGGCCGGCGAGCTGACGATCTGCGAGACGCCCACCGAAGATGTGATCGGCGTGGCCGACATTGTGGAGCGTATCTGGAAACTGGGGCTGTTGCCCGCCGCCTGCGGCGTGGGCTGCGACGCGTGGGGCATCACGGCGCTGGTCGATGAAATTGTTTTCAGAGGCGTTCCTGAAGAAATGATCATCGGCGTTCGTCAAGGTGCTGCACTCTCCCCGGCAATCTGGGGTGTAGAGCGGAAGCTGAATGATGGCACATTCGCTCATGCCGCACAGGAGCTGATGGCTTGGTCGGTCGGAAATGCTGCCTGTGAGCAGCGCGGCAATGCGGTGCTGATCACCAAGGAAACTGCTGGCAAGGCGAAGATTGACCCCTTGGTAGCGTTGTTCAACGCGGCGTTTTTAATGAGCCGGAACCCGCAGGCGGCTGTGGGTGTCTTTGAATACACGGGGATGTGAGATGGGAATCATGGACTTTCTGCGCGGGAAGGTGGCGGCGGCGCCGGCTCCTGTGCAGCGGGACCATGAGCCGCGCGTGTTGGGGGCTGACAGCGCATTCCAGAGCGAAAGCCAATGGCGCGGCGGCAGCTTTTCGCGGATGAGCCGGGCCGGCATCCGGGTCGATGAAGAGACGGTGCTGACCCTGCCGGCGACGCTGCAAGCTCTGCGGGTGTTGTGCGGTGTCTTTGCCATGGCGCCGCTGATCTATTATCGGAAGACTGCAACAGGCCGGGAAATCGAGGACGGCGCGCCCATATATGAGCTGCTGTATGCGCGCCCGAACCAGCATCAGGATGCGTTCCAGTTTGCCGAAATGATCCTTGGCGACCAGCTGCTGCATGGCAATTTCTATGCCTATATCAGCCGTGACATGGCCGGGCGGCCGGTGGCGCTGACCCGGATCAAGCCCAGTTCGGTGGTGGTCAGCAGGTATTTCGACCGGGCCAGCGGCGTGACGCTGTTCTATGATGTGGTGTTCCCCGATGGCACCAGTGAGCGGCTGACGGCGCGGGACATCTTCCATGTGGTGGGGGCGCACAGCCTGGACGGCTATGTGGGCATCAACCCGCTTAAGTACATGCGGGACGCGGTGGGCGGGGCGCTGGGGACGGCGGACTATGCCAATAAGTTTTGGGGCAACAATGGCCGGCCTGATGTGGCGGTGAAGCTGAAGGGTAAGGTGAGCGCAGACGACAAGGCGCGCATCCGGGCGGACTTTCTGAGCACCTATGGCGGGCCGCTTGGCAGCTCGGTGGGCGTCTTTGACCAAGAAATGGATGTCGGTTTTCTGACTCACGACAACAGCAAGAGCCAGATGCTGGAGACGCGGCAGTTTCAGATTGTCGATCTGGCGCGGCTTTGGGGGGTGCCTCCGCATCTGCTGTTCGACCTGAGCCGTTCGACCAATAACAACATCGAGCACCAGAGCCTTGAATTTGTGATGTATCATCTGGGGCCGCGCTTCCGCAGTGTTTCAGGCGCGGCCACCCGGACCTTTGCCGAGCGCGGCTTTTACTTCGAGCATGATACGGATTCGTTGGTGCGCGGCGACCTCAAGAGCCGGATGGAAGCCTACAAGATGCAGCGTGATATGGGCATGGCAAACGCCAATGAGCTGCGCGCGCGGGACAATCTGGCGCCGATCCCCGGCCCGGCGGGCAGCGACTATTGGCGGCCGGCGAACATGATGATTTCGGGCGAGCCTGCCCCGGTGCCGGGGCCAGCGGCCCAGCCATAGGAGTGCATAGCATGATGGGAAAGAGCGCACTGCTCGCGGCGATCCGCGCGCAGCCCTGGGCGATTTTGCCCGAATATCTGGACGCCATTGAGGCCATTGCGTTGCGGGCGTTTGAAGCCGCTGCTTTGGACGTGGTGCGCGAGGACGGGCATCAGGCCCGGTTTGCGGCCAGCCTTGAGGCGGTGGCGGCGGTGGGCACGCGGCTTGAAGGGGCCGCTATGTCGACGGTGCGCGATGGCCGGGCAGTGGTGCCGGTGCTGGGCCCGGTGTTTCCGCGCGCCAACATGCTGAACAGTTCTGCCGAGGGCACGCCGCTCGATGCGCTTATGCGTGATTTTCGAGTCGCGGAGGCGTCCAGCGCAGTGGAGCAGATCGTGCTGTTGTTCGACACGCCGGGCGGTGTGGTGAGCGGCGTGAGCGAGGCGGCAGCGGCCATTCGTGGCTCGGCGAAGCCGGTGGTGGCGTTTGTGACCGGGCAGGCGGCGAGCCTTGGCTATTGGCTGGCCAGCCAAGCCAGCGAAATTGTGATGGAGCCGGCGGCCATGGTTGGGTCCATCGGCGTGGTGATGAGCGGCAGCCGGCAGGTGCAGCCAGGCGCGGATGGCCGGCAGGACTATGAGGTGGTGAGCAGCGGCGCGCCGAACAAACGCCCGGACATGAGCACCGAGGAAGGCCGCGCAGTGGTGCAGGCCATGGTGGACGAAGCCGAGGCGGTGTTTTTTGCTGATGTGGCGGCGGGCCGGAAAGTGAGCGTGGCCACCGTTCGCAATGATTTTGGCCGGGGCGGCATGATGGTGGCGAAGGCTGCCGTGGCTGCCGGCATGGCTGACCGGATTGGCACGCTGGAAAGCGTGCTGACGACTGCCCGACGCACCGGGACAGTGAACATGGGAGGCCGCCGTGCGCTGGCGCTCGCCGAAACCGAAACGCGGCGTCGCGCCGCTTCTTTGGAGAACTGATATGGACAGGATCACCCAGATCCGGGCGCGGCGTGCTGCCCTGGTCAACGAAATGGATGCTCTGCTGGCGACTGCTGGCGAGAACTTCACTGCCGAAACGCAAACCGCGTTTGATGCGCTGAAGGCTGAAGACGACAAGCTGGCGGCAGAAATGGGCCGGCTGCGCGAAGTGGAGGCCCGCAAGGCCGCCGCTGCAATGCCGCTCGCCCCGCTGCCGGGGCCGGCGCCTGCGGCCAGCGTGCCGGCGGCGCCTGAAGAAAAGGGCCTGCGCTTTGCCCGCACCATGCGGCTGCTGGCCGCTGGCGGCGGCAATGCCTTTGTGGCGGCGCAGATTGCCGAGGCGCAGGGCCAGTCCGGCCTGTTCGCCAACCAGAACATGAGCACCGGCAGCGCTGGTGGCTTTCTGGTGCCTGAGGATGTGAGCGGCGAGGTCATCGAGCTGCTGCGCCCGGCATCGGTCATTTTGCAGTCAAACCCGATCGTCATGCCAATGCCGAATGGCAACATGACCATGAATCGCCAGGCCACGGGCGCTGCGGCGTCCTACATCGGCGAACAGCAGAATGCGCCGGCGACGGCCATGTCGCTTGGTCAGGTCAAGCTGCAGGCTAAGAAGCTGGCGGCGCTGATCCCGATCAGCAACGACCTGCTGCGCTCGGCTTCGGTTGCGGCTGACCGTGTGGTCCGTGATGATTTGGTGATGTCGCTAGCCACTCGCCAAGACCTGGCGTTCATTCGTGGTTCCGGCACGTCTTTCAGCCCGCTGGGCCTGCGCTTTCAGGCAACGGGGACTGACTTTGCCACCACCAACATCCTGACCATGACGGCCACGCCAGATCTGGTGAAGGTCACCAACGATCTCGGCCGGCTTGAACTGGCCATCGAAAACGCCAATGTGCCAATGATTCGGCAGACGTGGCTGATGGCGCCGCGCGTGCGGACCTATCTGCAGAACCTGCGCGACGGCAACGGCAACTATGCGTTTCCGGAAGTCGCCAGCGGGCAGCTGCGCGGCAAGCCGATCCGCGTTACCACCCAGATCCCGACCAATCTGGGCGGCGGCACCGAAAGCGAGCTCTATCTGGTGGACTTTGCACAGGTGGTTATCGGTGAGCACATGGGGATCGAGATCGCCATGAGCACCGAAGCGGCCTATGTCGACGCCACCTCCACCATGCAGGCCGCGTTCAGCCGTGACGAGACGGTGATGCGCGCCATCCAGCAGCATGACATTGGCCTGCGCCATCTCGCTGCCGTGGCGGTCCTCACCGGCGTTACCTGGGGCGCCTGATCCATCTCCTCCCCCTGCTCCGGCTGAGCAATCGGCCGGGGGTTTTTTTGAAGGGATTTTGACATGACTGTGAAAAACACCAACATCGGGGCGCTCATCAGCGTTCTGAACGCTGCCGGTCCGGTGGCGCTGACGGCCGGCGGCGCCGGAGACAACACCGCCGTTACCGGCATCATTCTCGACCGTGCCGCCTATGGCTGGCCGGCCAGCGCCGAGCTGTGCCTTGCCTTTACGGCCACGCTGGCGGCGGCGGCCACTCTGTCCGCAGCGGTGACTGTGCAGCACGGCGATGACGCCGGGCTTAGCGATGCCACCACCTTCGACAGCATTGCCAATGCGGTGATTGCCACGGGGCCGGGCGGCGGCGGCACGGTGCCAGGGCAGATCACCCGCGCCATCAACCTCAAGGGGGCCAAGCGCTATGTGCGGGTGAACTTTACCCCCGACCTCTCGGCGGCCAATACCGACACTGCCCGTGCCGGTGCGGTGCTGGCCTTTGGCGGCGCAAACCGTCTGCCGCAGTAATGATCATTTTGCGGATGCTGCGCGGGCATGGAATATGGAACGCCGGTGAGATCGCCGGCTTTCCGCCTGCTCGCGCCAGTGAAATGATTGCCTCGGGCGTAGCTGAAATAGCCGCGCCCGAGGCAACTGCTCTGCCGCCTGAGCGCTCGCCTTCGCGCCGCAAAAAGGGCGCTTGATTTGAATCGGAGATTGCCATGAGCATTGGCTTTAGCTTCGCGGTGCTGGATGCATCGCTCGATGAATTGGCGGCAGGCACGGAGCTGTATGCCTGCTCATCCCAGCCTACAGACCGTTCGTCAGCTATTTCTGCGGCGCTGACGGACCTGATTGTCCTTTCGAGTGCTGATTTTGCAAAATCCACGCAGGGCGCAAATCGTCGCCTCACGGTGGCGGCGAAGAGCACCACGGCCACAGGCACCGGCAACATCACGCACATTGCTATCTGCAATGGTGTCTCGCTGCTCTACTGGCGGCTGGTCCCTACGCGGAGCGTGACTACTGGCGGCGTGGTGAATTTTCCATCGTTCACAATAGACGCTGTTCCGCAGGCTGTCTGACGTTTTAGCGGGGTAGCGCCATGGCTATCGTTTCGGCCACTGTCGAAAATAACGGCTGGGTTTTGGCTGTTGTTTTTTCGGGCAGCGCCGGCGGCTTTTCTGATTATGTGATGGACCCGGACGGTGCGCCACGCGTGGTGGTGAACTGCTCTCATCCGGGCTTTGTCCAGTCAGGCGGGGAGGCGGTGGCTGGCACCATGGCGCGGGCCATTCCTGCGACCATTCCCCTGCGGCTGCCGGTCAACCCGAGTGCGCCGACGCCGGCTGTGATCGACGAGGAGGACCTGGGCGGCGGACAGCGGCGCGTGCGGCTGGCGCTCGCCAATCATGTCTATGCGACCGATACTGGCGTCACGCTCGACGTGCTGGCCGGCTGGCGGACGGGCGAAGGCGCGGCGACCGGGATTTCTGTCACCAACAATTCGACGGTGGCAGCGCCGCTGCCGATCATGCGCTGGGCGGATTACCAGTTCCAGGTGGTGCAGGGCACGTTCCGGCTTTCGCTTATCGTGGCTTCGCATCATCCGGTGGGTTTCAGGCCGGTGGCGGGGGTGAAGTTCACCGTCACCGACAACACTACGGCGAAGACGTTCTGGGCGCTCGATCTTGGCACGGATAATCGCTACGGCGACAATCTGCGCTGCTACACGGTTGAGGTGGATCCGGCGACGGCGACGGCGCTGACAGCGGGCCGGTTGCGGTGCGACGCTGAGGTTTACCCATGGCTGGGTGCGATGCGCTCGACCGACCCTGCCGGCACGCGCGTCATGAGCGCGTTGCAAAACGAGGGACGCCAGACCGGCGCGGAAAACCCGTTTGTGGTGGGCTACGACCCCGCTGGCGACCGCTACAGCGGCCAGTGGGTGGTGCTCGACCCCGTAAACGGCACCACCACGGCAGCAGCGGCCATGGTGCAGAGCAGTCTGGCGGCGGCCAAGGGGGTGGCGCCGGCCAGCAAGCCAGCGACGCTGATGGTAGCCTTGCAGGCGCTGTATCTGGCCAACCGCACCCTGCCAGCGGCGAACGGTGGCAGCTCGGCAAGCCGGGCGGCGGATGGTGCGCGCATCGTTCTGCCTCCGGGTGTTGATAATTTCGTCGGCGGGCAGACGGTCACATCGGGCCTGACCAGCAGCGAAATGCCTGTCCGCATCATTGGCGACCCGGACGAGGCGAACCCGCGCGCCACCTGTTGGATCAGGTCGAACAACAACACAAACAACCCGCCAGAAACGCGGGCAAACTTTTTCGCCTTTGAAAACTGCGAAATTCGCATGGGGCAATCCCGGTTCATGTCCGGGCCGTTTTTCATGAGCTTTCGCAACTGCGAAGTCGTCGGCAAGGCCGGCTTCGAGACGGACGGCGCGATGCTGACAGGCGGGACGCCTGCCGCTGGCCGCTATCTCATGACCGCCGTGCAGACGCGGTGGTGGCGCTGCGGGAGCGGCATGAACACGCAGCAGCACAGGTTCGGCTTCATCCGGGCCTGCGAGCACAGCCGGACTGCTTCGTCCTTCTGTTACCTCAAGAACCGCTGGATACAGCCTGACGACTCGACGGTCGGCGCCGGCTCGGCGTTTACCACGTTCAACATCAGCACCGACCTGGGCGGATGTGAGGACGTGGTCATCGCCTATAATGACATCCGCCGGGCGCGAACCCGGATGGTGACTTTTACGCTGCCGTCCGGTGCGACGGCAAACACGACATACCAGAGCCAGCGCCGTCACGTGCTGCTCGGTAACGTTTTCGAGCTTATCAACCCCACCGGCTCGCAGCCGTTTTTCTCGATTGGCGAAGGGTCGTCGGTGACCGCCAGCTACAACATCATCGACAACAACACGTTCGTCGGCGAGCGGGTCAACATCTGGTATAACGACCCGAACAGCTGTTCGCCCAGCGTCAATTCCGAACTGTTCTGCAACCGGATGGCGAACAACTGCTTTGACAGAAACGCCACCAAGCACGACAACTTCCTTGACCCCGTGTGCGGATACCGTCCGCATCTGACCGGGGGCTGGTCGGCGCAGTGCGGCGTCATGCACGAGGGCAATTGGGACGGCGGTCGTGCCGCAGGGAACATCAACACCTTCCGCTATTATTTCCGGGGCCTGCGGTCTCTCCAGACAACTGTGGTGACACCGCCCGGCGTGGTGGATGACCGCTCTGTGTTTGGCACGAACACGGGCGACGGCGATTATCGGCCCGTGGCGGGGTCGCCGTTGCTGGGGCGGATGCAGAACGGGCAGACCGACCGGGATTTGAACGATTTGGCGCGCGCGGCGGGGTCTCCTGCGGGGGCGTTTGAAGCAGACTTTTCAGGACCAGCTCCGGTTTCGCTTGAGATAGAGGCCGGCAGTATCGATTTCGCCGGCTCATCGCCAACTTTGACGCTGGACGATACTGTCACACTTCAAATTGACAGTTCGGCGCTGGCGCTGGAGGCAGAGGCCATCGACATCGATGCCGCGCTGGCGCTTGTCATCCCTGGGGGGTCCCTGCGGCTTTTGGGTGCCGCACCATCGCTGGTGGTGATCGATGCGCAGGACGATCTGATGCCGATCAGCCTGGCGGAGGCCAAACTGTGGCTGAAGGTGGACGGCGCTGATGAAGACGCATTGATCACTTCGCTGATCAATGCGGCAGCGGGCGTGATGGAACGGGACTGGCTGATTGTTTGCCGGGCGCGAGACATTGAGCTGACGTTTCCTCGCTTTGGTGATGGCCTGCGAATACCGCCAACGCCGCTGGTGAGCGTCAATTCGGTGAGTTACACCGATGCCAACGGCACCGATGTTACCATGGACAGCGCGGCATGGCGCCAGCGCCTGGTCTATGGTTATCCGACTCTGCTGCCGGCCTATGCCACCAGCTGGCCGCAGACTGAGGCCTTGGCTGATGCGGTGCGGGTCAACATCACTGCCGGCTATCCCAACCGCGAGGCTATCCCCGAGGTGATCCGGATCGCGGCCAAGATGCTGATAGCGCACTGGTACACCGTGCGCACCCCTGTCAACATCGGGAACATCGTCAACGATGTGCCTCTGACCGTAGAGGCGCTGCTGAACGAATGGCGCAGCCGGGCGATTTTGCCATGAGTGCTATCTCCTCCATGCGCGAACGCGTAACGATCGAGCGGCAGGTGGTTACGCCAGATGAAATGGGCGGCGAGACTCGCAGCTGGCAACCTTGGCGCACGGTCTGGGCCGAGGTGAAGCCCACGCGCGGTGGCGAGCAGGTGCTGGGTGAAGCGATAGTGGGACAGCAGGGCTTTGTCGTGCGTGTTCGATTTGTTGAAGGGCTGGGCATCACCGACAGGATTGTGTGGCGCGGCAAGAGGTTGAACGTGCTGGCGGCTGTAGACAATACGGGCGCCCGCAATTTTACATGGATCACCACTGACACCGGCCTGGTGACGGACTGATGGCGCGGCGGCGGGGGAGGCGCGGCCTTGTTGGCGCCGGGCGGGTTCGCAAGCTGCTGAACGCGATGCCAGACAGTGCGCGAGAGGAGATATTGGCGCTGTACCGGCGCGAAGGGCCGGTGATGGTGGCTCTGATGAAATCCCGCACCCCTGTGAAGACCGGATTTGGCCGCTCGTCGATCAGCTACAAGATATCCGAACGCTCGCTGGTGTTGCGGGCCGGCGTCATCGGCAAGGCCCTGAACGGGCTGGGGGTCAGGCTTGGCGGTGTCAAAAAGCGCTCGGCTTTTTACTTGCGCTTTTTGGAGCGGGGCCGGGGCTCCATCAACAGGCGCACCCGCCTTTTCAGCCGGGCCAATCCCAATGGTGGCCGCTCGCGGGTGTTTTCGGCGCGGATCAGCCCGATCAGCCGATCGCGCTATGATTTCATCGAGGGTTCGGTGGCCAAGGTGCTGATTGGGCGGGTGCGGAGTCAG